CCCAGTTGCAGCTTTATCAGATCAATTAGATAAAACTGTAAGATATTTGGTATTAGGTACAATGTGGGGTCAGGATATTAACTCAGCCTCTCCAGCTTCTCACCTTGGATGGAAAACCTTATTAGATGATATTTATGTAGTAGATGCATCTGGTTCAATTTTACCCAATGATTTTTTGGGATCTGTATCTTGCAGGAGAATACCATTCAATCAACAGGTAAGAAATACTACATCTAGTGGAAATTTAGCTAGCGTTTCAGATGTATTATCTGGTGCTAGTGGATTTGCTACACCTAGTGGTAACGGAACATTGTTTTTTGATGCAGTAAATCAAGAATTTAATGTCAAATCTAGTGGCTTCTCTGTAAATAATAATAACATAATAGGACTACAAATTAATATGAACGGCTTTTCTCTGAATACAGAGGATTACATTGGTGTTGGATTAGAAATAGAAAACGGCTCTGGATCATATGATTTTTCACCAGTTGTATTATCAAGAAATAGCACTACTGGAGGATATGCGCGTGGGCAACTTTATACAACAAATCCCAGCGGACTCCCTTGGACAGAAGAAGCTATAAGAAATACTACTTTTAAACTAAAATCATTGAGTGAATAAAGGGAACCTATATGAAAAATAAAAACTATGTCATGTATTTTGTATTAATTACCAGTTTATTATTATTGCAATATAATTTTTTTGTATCTAATAATAATTGCTGTACTTTAGAAACTAAAGATATAGCAAATATGTATGAGAATTACATAGAAGATTGGAAAAATAAATCTAAAAGAGCTTTTGATGAAGCAGAAGCAAAAATTTTTACTACTCCAAAACCTCCAGTAGTAATCATACCAATGGAAGATCCAGACCCAGCAAAGTGCATATGCAAAGGTACGGGTATAATAACTCATGGTGATGGTCACAAAACGCCGTGCCAATATCATGGAGTAAATAAGCAATTACTTAAAGACAAAGAATTAAAATACAAACAACTTATAATTATTGGAGAATAAATGAACATTGACAACATCTTAAGAACCATAGCTATTTTAGCAGCTGTAGTTCTAATACTTTCAAATGTAAATTTTGAATACATTTATCAATTTTTACTACAAAAATTTCAAAGTAAGACTAATAATTTTATTGAAATAGTTAACTTGTGGCATATCTTAAGAGAAAAGTGCGATCAAGCAAATCTAAAAGACGCTGTTGTAAAGTTAGATGAAACATTTCCATTGTTAAATAACGAGGAAGACAATGTATAAAAATATTATTGCCATAGCACTTATTCTATATGCTGTATTTGGCAGTGGACTAGTTGACCTATTAAAAAATATTAAACCTATTCCACAACCACAACCAGCATCAATACTAAATATTGATAAACCAACCAATGACGTAATACTTAGAGTAGAAAGATTTTCTAATCTAATTACAGATCCAACAGATAGAGCTAAAATAGCTATATTTAATTATGATTTTGCTAATAGAATAAAAACTTGGAATACAAATAACCAACAAGTCAATGATGTATATACATTAGCTGGTAAGATATTTTTCCAAGATTCTTTAGTTAATAAATACAGTGGTTTATCTACAGAGATTACTGATTTGCTAAAAGAATTATTGACTGACGATAATCATATTTTATCTGAAGAAGAAAAAAATAAAGTAAATCAATACTTTGCTGGCATAGCTTGGGTTTTAATACAAAGGAAATAATGTGAATCCAGAAGAAATAAAATCTACGTTAAATAATATATTCTCACCAGATGGATTTATTTTAAATGGCTTTAATGTAAAGTGCAACACGCCGTTAGATGTAAAAATTGAAAATAAAGATAACAACATACTTATTACATTTAATAACAACACTCCTAAAGCCTCAATTAAAAAATTCATCACACTGTCTGCAAATATTGAACAACTATGTTTAGAAAATACTGGCGGTTATATAAAGTTTAAATACTTTCCAGTTATTAGATTTTCATACGACAAAGTTTTTGGTGAGTGCAAAAATAATATAAACTTAGATCCAATATATTTAGAAATCGAAAATAAGTATGGAAATAAACAAGATCGTGAAGTTGCAAAAATGTGTTTGCACTTTGCGAACGAGTGGGTTACAATATGTCAATCGTCTGATCTTGACTTTGCTAGTGCTGATCTTGAGACACGAAAAAAATTAAGAAAAGAATGCTACTCATTTGTAAAAGAAAACGTACATGAGGAACTGAAGAAAGAGCATGGCTCAATTGTACTAACGTGGGTGCTTGTTTATATAGCACTCCCAATGATGATTAGATGGATCGTTGCAAGGATTTTAAGTAGATTATATAGTTGAATAGGATATAGGATAAATAATGAATGTAACTAAACGTAATGGAAATATCGAAACATATAATGTTGAAAAAATTCACAAGGTTGTCGATTGGGCGATTTGCGGCTTAAATAATGTCTCTCTATCAGAAATAGAAATGAACGCTAATCTATCTCTTAGAGATTGTATTAGCACTAAAGAGATACATCAAATTCTAATTAAGTCTGCAAATGATCTTACTTCTCCACAAAATCCAAACTACCAATATGTAGCTTCAAGATTATTAAATATGTCTCTGCGTAAAGACTTGTGGGATAAATATGATTGCCCACCATCTTTATTTGATCACATTAGCAAAAATATTGAAAGCGAAGTATACGACAATAATATATTGCAAAAGTGGACAAAGGATGACATAGAAGTAATCGAAAAGTTTATTGATCACAACAGAGATTATTTATTTACATACGCTGGACTACAACAACTAATAGATAAATACCTTGTAAAGAATAGGGCTACTGGTAAGATATACGAAACACCACAGTTTGCATACATTTGTATAGCAATGGCCCTTTTTAATTCTATTGATGAAGTGAAAGAAGCGTATGAGTGTTTTTCAACATTCAAGATCAATCTGCCAACACCAATCATGGCTGGAGTTAGAACTAACATTAAGCAGTTTGCTAGTTGCGTACTTGTAGATGTTGAGGATAATTTAGCGTCAATATTTTCTAGCGTTCACGCTGTCGGTAAATATACAGCTAGACGAGCGGGAATAGGTTTAAATATTGGTAGAATTCGCCCCATCAACTCTAGTATTAGGGGTGGCGAAGTTATACACACTGGATTAATTCCATACCTAAAAATATTTGAGTCAACAGTCAAGGCCACAAGTCAGAATGGTATTCGTGGCGGCTCTGCCACAGTACACGTTCCATTTTGGCATTATGAAATTGAAGACATTATGGTATTAAAGAATAACGCTGGAACTGACGATAATAGAGTTAGAAAACTCGACTACTCCGTACAGTTTAACAAGTTATTCTATGAACGCTTAATTAAAAATGAAGACGTTACTTTATTTAGTCCAGAAGAAACTGGCGGTCTTTATAGTTCCATGAATGACAATGAAGACTTTAAAAAGCTATATGAAAAGTATGAGAATAGCCGCTACGTTAAAATGAAAAAGAAGATTAGTGCTAGAAAGTTAGCAGAAATATTTGCTAAAGAAAGACTAGAAACTGGACGTATATACGTAATGAATATCGACAACGCTAACGAGCATGGTTCTTGGGATGCTCCTGTTTATATGAGTAACTTATGTCAGGAAATAATCCATCCAACTAAACCCATTTCATCTATTGATGATGCAGAGGGCGAAATCGGTATTTGCATTTTGTCTGCACTTAATCTTCTTGAACTACAAACTGATGAGAATATAGAAAGTGCTTGTAGCATGGCGGTTAAAATGCTAGAATCTATTATAGATTATCAAGATTATCCCATTTTAGCTGGAGAAAACTTTACGAAGAATCGTAGATCTTTAGGAATTGGAGTAACTAATTTTGCAGCCTTTTTAGCAAAGCATAAGCTTAAATACGAAGATGCAGAAACATTAAAACTAGTACACCAAACGATGGAAAAAATTCAATGGTACTTACTAAACGAGTCTTGTAAACTTGCAGAAAAATTAGGGCCGTGTAATAAATTTTCAGAAACCAAATATTCTCGCGGACTATTGCCCATAGATTGGTACAAAAAAACAGTTGACGAATTAGTGTCTCCAGACTATACTATGGATTGGGAGGGGCTTAGAGAAAGAATTAAAAAGTTTGGCCTGCGTCACTCCACCCTGACTGCTATCATGCCTTGTGAGTCATCCAGTGTCATCCAGAACAGCACAAACGGCATTGAGCCAGTAAGAAGCTTAATGTCGTATAAAAAGGCAAAGAACGGAATATTGAAACAGTTAGTACCCAATTATTCTAGTCGTAAAAACTATTACACGCTAGCTTGGGATATGAAAGATAATAAAGCAATACTTAATATTTGCGCAATTTTACAGAAGTTTGTAGATATGAGTATTAGCGTTAATTTGTATTATAATTATGCACATTATTCAGAAGGAAATATCCCATTGAGTGTATTAATTAAAGACCAGTTGTACGGTTTTAAATATGGCGTCAAGAATTTTTATTACTGTAACACTCCAGACTCTGACGGTGATACAGAAAAAGATATGCATAAAAAAGAAACTTGTGAAGGAGGTTCATGCGCTATATGAAAACAATACTAAATAAAAAAAATGTAGATTATACATCACAGCCATTGTTTATGGGTGAAGACCTTTCACTACAAAGATATGACAGGTTCAAATATCCAGTATTCTTTGATCTTTATAAGAAGCAGCTTGAGTTCTTTTGGAGGCCAGAAGAAATTGAACTTAAAAAAGATCGCAACGATTTTAAAAATGACGATATAATGAGTCCAAATGAGAAGTTTATTTTTACTTCTAATCTATTATATCAAACAGCTTTGGATAGCGTTATCTGTCGCGGAGTACCAACACTGCTACAACATGTATCTAATCCAGAACTAGAAGCTTGCATGAACGTTTGGCAGTTTTTTGAGCAAATTCATAGTTATAGTTATACATATATCATTAAGAATGTATACAGTAATCCTACAGAAGTATTAGATAGCTGCCTAACAAATGAAGAGATATTAAAGAGGTCAGAGGTAGCGGTCAGAGAATACAACTCACTTAGAAATATTGGGCATTCAGGTAAAAAAAATGACATTAAAAAACAAATCTATCTTACGCTAATAAGTGTAAATATATTAGAAGCAATAAGATTTTATGTGTCATTTATATGCGCATTTGCTTTTGCTGAAAATAAGAAAATGATAGGTAATGCAGATATAATAAAACTAATAAAGCGTGATGAGGCATTACATTTGTATAATACTCAAGAAATAATTAAGATACTAAGAACAGTACCAGAAGAAGGTTTTGTAGACATCGCAAAAGATTGCGAAGAAGAAGCTTGCAACATGTTTGATTCTGCCGCCAGTGAAGAAAAGGCGTGGGCAGCATACTTATTTAAAGATGGATCTATAATAGGGTTGAATGAAAAAGTTTTGTGCGAATATGTAGATTGGCTATGTATGAGCAGGCGTAAGAATATAGGATTACCATATGAAAAGGGTAAGAAGAATCCTATATCTGGCTGGACTGACCCTTGGATGAATAGCGAAGCTGTACAGGTAGCACCACAAGAGCATGAGATAACATCATACAAAATTGGTGCAAGTACAAACGATCTTGAACAAATTGACCTTGGAGAATTTTCACTATGAAATATTCTATTAAAGTAACACCAGTAGATGTGCTAGCACAAGTTCCAACAAAGGCTCATCATAATGATGCTGGTTTTGATTTATATTCTACAGTTGATATCGTAATCGAACCAAAACAAAGAAAGACCGTTAGTACTGGGATAACACTACAAATGCCAGACAATTTAGCTGGTTTAATATGGCCAAGATCTGGCCTATCTGTTAAACAGGGCATAGATGTTTTAGCTGGAGTAGTAGATAGTGGCTATAGGGGAGAGATAATGGTATGTCTATATAATACATCAGATAATGATGTGGTTATACGTACCGGGGATAGAGTCGCACAGATTATATTCCAAGAGGTTCCTCATGTAATTATGGAGGTCCATGAATCGTTAGGTTCCTCGCAACGCGGGAGTAACGGCTTTGGCAGCACAGGCACATAACAACAGAAAAAAACGTCAAGAAGAAAAAAAACCTAAACAAAACAATCTGGAAGCCAAGACAGAGAACCAAAAAAAATATATAAGACTAATTGTAGAAAATGATATTATTTTTTGTTCAGGCCCGTCTGGAAGTGGCAAGTCATTTATTGCTGCTGGATTAGCAGCACAAAAATTACTTAAAGATGAAATAGATACACTAATTATTACTAGACCGCTAGTATGCACTGGTAAAGATATAGGTTCATTACCTGGAGAATTAGGAGATAAAATCAAACCATATTTACAGCCTATGGAAGAGAATTTAAAATACTTTCTAGGAAGAGATAAGTTTGGTTTATATTTTAATCAACGTAGAATTAGGTTTGAGCCACTAGAAACAATGAGAGGCTCTACATTTCATAATGCATTTATGATATTAGACGAAGCTCAAAATTGCACACTAGAACAAATAAAAATGTTTATTACAAGAATGGGTCAAGATTCTAAAGTAATAATTAATGGAGATATTAAACAAACAGATTTATATAGAGATAGCGGACTAGATTTCTGTATAGATAGATTATCTCAAGTTCACGGTGTAGGTATATGCAAATTGGACTATAATGATATACAGAGAAATGGAATACTAGGAGCTGTTTTATACGCCTTGGAGAAATAATGTTATACGATTATAAATGTCAAGAATGTGGATATTTTATGGAAGATGTTTATCAATCTATAAAAGCTGAAGCCTTAAAAAAATGCCCATCATGTAACAAAGATTGCCTGTCTAGGGTAGTATATGGTGGGCTAGGCTCATTCGTTAAGGACTTAAGGACCGTTGGACAAATTGCTGATAGAAATTGGAAGACAATGGGTTCCTATAAGCGTTCTGAGATTGAAAACAAAAATAAAGACTTGTCAGAAAGCAATAAAAAGAGTAAGCTTATTAGAGAAATTAATAAGATGACAACTGAGCAGAAAAAAAACTTTATCATAAAGGGTGAAAAATGAAATTTATTAACGCATACAATAAAGATGACTTCAAAGAAGATATAACTACAGTCCATTATGACAAACTGGGTCAAGTTACCAACAATGAAGAAGAATCATTTGCCAAAACCGTTTCTACAAATGGTAATGAAAAATATTTTGTTACAACATTTAGAAATATTATTTATGATCCATATGGTATAGATTCTCATAGGGAAAATTATTTAGAACTACAAACTAAAGACGTTGCTAAAAAAACATTTGACCTATACGTTTTATATTTGCGGACAAGAAATGGTATATACTTAAGTAAATCGCAAAGGAGTTTTATAAATGGTTAAAAAGGGTCCACTTGGTAAAGTTGAAATATTTTACCTAGAGAAGAATATAGAGCTAGGCTTGAGTCTAGATCAAATTGCTGTTGACTTAAATAGAAATCTAAGTACAATTAAGAATTACATAGATAAACACTATACTAAGCCAAGTAATAGTAATCCTTTTAACGTTGGTAGTCAGTTTATAAGCCAAAATGGCGCAACAATAATGACAGAAAACGCATCGGCTTTGTCTGATAGCACAAAGAAATTAAGTCGCAAGCAGTCTCCATGTACTACCAAGATAAAGAGATGAAACAGTTTATACATACTTATAGTGATTGGCTGACAGAGTATAAAAAAAATAAGACTTTAACTTGGTTTAAAGTTACTCTTTCTGACAAATTAGATTACTATTTTAATCAGTACGAAGATTGGTTTGATATAAAAAAGATTTGTCAATCTTGTAAACTAAATATCATTTCTATAGGCTTACAGTATAAATCAAATTCATGTAATATTGATACTATAGATGCGGATGGAGTATACTTAATACGTTCAGCGCTTGGTGCCATTGGTGAAGCAACCAAGCAAACTATAACTATAGGTAAATTGCATAATAGCATAGTATATAAAACTATGTGGGTTGTTCCAGAGTTGGTTGAACAATTAAATGATCAAGATAAAGTTGAAAACTGTTTTGAAGAAGCAATCATTTACAATGACAAACAAAAAACCGAGACTGTTTAACAAAGAGTTCCAAAAAGAATGGTCTGAAGAGTACAGTTATAAGCACATTCACACTGGTGAATATTGTACATTTGAGGCATACTTAGCAGAATTTTTGATATTGAGATGGACAGAAGCTTTTAAGATGGACAAACCATCTTATAAATTCTGGACAATTGGAGACAAATATCATGATATGTTCATGAGAAATATGAAAGCTGCTAATTCTCTAAAAAAGAAGTTTGAAGAAAAATTAATTCTAGAAGCAGTTAAGTCTAAACACTTTGATAAAATTTATCACATAGGCTTGAAATGCTATGGTCCTCGCGGATGGAAGTATAATCAGTTAGCCGTTAAGGCTATAGAGAACTATAAAAAGGAAATCAAAGCGGCCAATAAATCTAAAGAGATAGAGAAGACTGCAAATGAAATAGATATAGTTCAAAACATAGAAGACACTAGGACTAGGCGTACTCAATCTATCATCAAAACAAAATCAATGATAAACAAACTGAGGGATTTATGAAAAAGAAAAAGGACGGATCATCAAGTAAGTTTTCGGAAGATGCAATAACTAGCTCAATACTAAGCAAGTACGGTGACATTGTACGCAGTGGCACTGAGGTATTAGAGTCAATCAATAACTTAAAGGTTATTAGTATTTCTCCAGCATTAGATATAGCACTAGGTGGAGGATTAAGAGAAGGCTCTGTTGTTGTTATGACGGGAGATCCTAAGAGTGGTAAAACCACTACAGCATTGCATTTCGCCGCCAAGTGTCAAAAGCAAAATAAAAAAATAGTATATGTCAATACTGAAGGTAGATTATCTAAACAAAACTTTGAGGGCATCAAGGGCTTAGATTCTGATAAAATACTTATAGTAGAATCAACTGATGATAGAATTCTAACTGCGGAAGATTTTCTAAACATAGTAGAATATTATATTAATAATGATCCCGGCTGTGTTATTATTACCGACTCATTATCAAATATGGTTCCCGCCTGTGAACTAGAAGGAGAAGTAAGAACTGGAGTGCGAAACGCTTTACCAAGATTACTTTCCATGTTCTTTAAAAGAATTAGTGGCACGTTAATGAAAAATCAAACCATCCTTATTTGTATCACACACAACATAGCAAATACTGGTGGATCGCCATATGCGCCAGCAAAGATGGCAGACTGTGGCAACATGTTACAATATCAAGCCGGAACTAATATGGTTATTACTCATAGGGGTAAGTGGCAAGTACCCAAAGATACTGGGCCACACGTTGGTCAAATAGCTAACTGGAATATAAAAACTTCTTGCTCTGGAGGTAAACCTAATAGCACAGCAGAAAGTTGGATAAGATACGGGATTGGTGTGGACGAGGTACAAGAAATAACGCAAATAGCTTGTGAGTTTAGGTTAATCAAAACTTCTGGAGCTTGGTATACAATACAATGCGCAGTAGACAACAAAGACAATGAAGTTGTGCAAAACTTATTAAAGTCTAATAATGTTCAAGATACTCCAGAAGACATAGAAAAATTCTTTAAGTTTCAAGGTTCAAATAATCTATATGAATTCTTAACAAACAATGAATCTCTAGCAAATTTTGTATACGAAAAGATAAAGGAACTTTATTAATGAAGGTAACTGGCTTAAACGGCAAAGTGTATTCTTGGAATTTAAGTGGATATGATATCAAATTTGATGATAATAGAAAAAGGTCTAAGTATCACTTAAGAGCTAGAAGCTTGCTAAAAGAAATATATCATAGTTACAGAATACTAGAAGAAGTAAAATTACCTGGGAGTACAGCTAGTCATAGAAAAGGTGTGCTATATCTAGACTTTTATATACCACAGATTATGAAAGCCATAGAAGTTCATGGTCAACAACACTATGAATTCTGTAATTTTTTTCACAAAAATTTAGCTCATTTTACACTTGCAAAAGCCAAAGATGAGGATAAAATAGAGTGGTGCGCCCTGAATAATATAGATATAGTTGTATTAAAATACTCACACACGGATGAAGAGTGGAGACATCAAATTGAAAACAGCTAAAGAAACTGTTGAGCATTTTCTAAAGTCTTTAGATGATTTTATACATCAGACAAATACTAATTTTGCTCACTTTAGAGAAGAATTTCTAATAGTGTCTGACTTGTCTGATGAGCAACTAAGGAAGTTAACAAAAGAAGAATTGTTTGATGCATCCTATATGTTATATAGTTATGCTTCATACATACAAGATCAAATAAATAAACAGAAGGTAGTTTATGATCTATGTACAGACCAACTAGAAAAACTAGTGGCGCAACATAGTGAAGAATTTAGCAAGTATACTAAGCACGAAGCAAAGATACAGCTAGTAATAAATGAAAATGAGTATGCCAAATCTATAGATAATTA